CTACCTCCGCTCGATGTGGGGTAACAGGGTGAGGCCAGTGGAGCATTGCAAGGGTCGGCCAAAAGTCGGGCCCAAGCTTTGGCTGGCGCATCCAACCCAGCGACTAACTCAGCTGCACTAGGCGTGCTGCCGGTTTTGCGCTTCTTCTGAGGAGCATTCTTACGTAGCTTATTTTGCTTATTAAGCTTTGTCATGTTCGACGGTAAAAAATAAAACCACAGTTAAAACCTACGTCAAACGTAAGAAACGTATGGTACAACGGGAATGGATAGCTTATTGAGGGAGTCTACCTCAATCCGGGGCCGGTCGAAATGGGGACTCCCAGCAGCAGCATAGCCGCGTTCAAGGCAAACCTGTACGTCAGGAGTGATTCCAAACGCAAGCCAGAAACTGACTCTTGTATCGGAAGTCACCGGCGTGGGTCCCCGGCTCAGACCACATGCCATTCTCTCGAACCCTGACTGACCATCACCAAACCCTTGTGCATTAGACCTCTTCCCCAGTGGTCCACAGGCTATCAGGTTTGCGTAAAATGCCTGCATGACTGGAACTCCAGAACATAAGGACATTCCACACTCACCGACCGCCCGTAGCCAGGTGCGAGCAGCACGCTCACTAACCTTTCCATCACACTGGAAGCACGGGGTTTTCCACGTAGTGTCCTTGGACAACGCCACAATGGGGTTTCTCACCATACGGTAAGTTCCCCCCACATTTACTGGATGAGTTTGGCAAAACTCAACGAGTTCAAGTTTATCAACAGGATCCTCCACTTTCATGGTGAACCCTTTGCACAGGAACCATGGCTTTACTTCAGCCAGGAATCTGGGGAGGTCTTCTTCCTCCATAAACACTGTAGCGTCATCACCATTGTCGAGCAATCGGAACTGGATCTGCCTCTCCTGGCAGTATTGACGCACCATAAGGCACATGAGCAAACAGTTGCCCAGTGCCGTATTCATATCGCCACTCATCCTGTTTCCCTCCACCTGGTACTTGATGTCAGCCTCCGGCAGTCGGACGTAACCCTTGTTGTGTATTTGCCATGATAGCAACTCACGCAAGGTTGACAATTCCTCCTGGGAAAGGTGGCTGTACGCACCGAGATAGACCGAGTGCTCAAACTCGAGGGCCAACCGGCTAACATGTTGGTCGAACCGACTTGCGTCGAGAGAGACTCCCCATGGCCGCTTAAAGCTGTTCCAGGCAGTGGAAGCAATTTTGCCCACCTGGTCAGCGTTGTACCCTTTCATCACTGTGGGTCCGCCACACAACTTAGCTATTGCTCTGTATATCCTACCCTCAAGAGGTTGGATATACACACCAATAGCCGCGTTGTATCGCGGATGGCGTGGCTGGATAAGCCTGGGAGCTGGATCAGATTTCTCATCCATATTGAGAAACTCTGCCTTAACGAAGGAATTGTTGTATGCAGTCCAGCGCGGTACACCATCACGCTGGTTGTCTTTGACAGCTTTCTCGTACCTTGCACGTTTGGCGCCCTTGTAATGTTCCAGAAACTGGCTGGAAGTGATAGGTTGGCATCCACGCAAATGTCGGAGAAGGTCAAGACGCTGCTGTCGCATTCCCTCCGAAAACTCCCCAGCCTCAGGGCGCGGTGGTTGCTGGAGGGTCCCGTCCCTCTCAACAGCAAACACTCGTTCACGCAGGCCCCGAAGCACGTTGGGCAAGTCGTTGTTATGCACAGCAGCCCGACTAACTGTGCCGACCGTTCCGAACCTGACGATGGTTCTTCGCTTGGAGCTCCCGTCAAGGGGGGTGACCTCAATACGCTCACCAGGTGCCTCGCGGGCAATACTGGTGGTAACACCCCTCACAATGACTGGGCACCCCTATTCCGTCCACTCCAGCCGGGTACCCTTCACCCAACGGTTGGTCAACCACCGGACGAACCCACCGGTCTGGTAGCGCCGTTCCGCCCGGTACACCTCCTGCGCAATCCTATCAGTGCCACTCAGCTGTGCAGCCAGTAGGTCCTCCCGCATCGGCACAAACACCGCCACCACAATGATGGGCAGCAAGCGCGCGATGTCAGACTTCCTCACGTTCCGCAGCTCGAGCAGCCTGACGGCAGCAGTTACCACCATGTTCCGGTTCTCCTTAGAGCGGGTAAGGTAGAGGTTTTTAGCCCGGATGAGTAGTGCAGTAGCCACGGCACAACGCAGCATTGCTCCAGACTTCACCTTGGCAGGTGCCTCACCATCCCACTGCTCATCCAGGAACTCAGAAGGATCCTCCTCCACCACGTCAAGCAGCCCTACCAGTTGGTGGCTCAACAGCTCGGCTTCTTCCGAGGTGCGGGCCATTCTCTGGGTGTGCTTGACATACTTGTATGCCACCCTGGCAGCTATGCCAAGGGCAACATACTTGATGAGTGAAACCATGGTATTACGATTACCGAACGTGCCGCCGATAGCCGAAGCCCTGCCGCAACGGGGGATGGTCAGTCCCACGGAT